TTGCAGAAGTTTTAAATGAATCATAATTAGTTTCAAAAGCATCATTAGGTAATCCTTTTCCATATCTACTATTTCTTAAATAATCTAAAAGAACTAAAGATGAGTTAGCTGAATAAGCCCAAGTTGTTGGGTCATCTTGTCTATGCGAACCAGAACCACCTTTAGTAGAATCTAATCTAGGGTCATATATCTTCTTACCTCTTACAGTTACTCTAACTTCTGGTAAGCCATTAAAAGCATCTTGATTCCATTTAAACCTTAAAGCAACATAAGCAAGACCAGATAGTTTATGATTTGAAGTCCAGTTAGTTGTTTCGTCAAGCAAAGAAGAAGCTGATTGATTGTCTAATCCAAAAAATCCTTGAATAGATATTAAAGATTCTCCACCTTTATAAAAGTTAGTATCTGCACTAGATACACCTCTTAATGTTCCATTAGTTAATGCACCATCAAATGTTACTAGTTTATCATCTACATAAACTTCATCTATTGCTGTAATTCCTGCACCACCACCTTCGCACAATACTCCTGCCACATAAAGATATTGATTATCTGCCCCTGAAGATTCTACAAATACTCTAGTTAAACCAACTTGTCTTTTACCATAAACAACTGGAATAGGATTATTGTTAGAATCTTTATTAACTAGTGTTCCTTTAGCTTCGTCTTGTGAATTGAATCTTGGTGCTTTTGGTTTAGGTGCAATAATATAACTAATTGCTGAAACTATTATCGTAGTTATAATTGCAGTAATAGTTGCTGGTTCTGCTTTGTATAAATTAATTACTTCTTGATTAATTGGATTGTTAAATACTGCATTAACAAAATCAAATACTAAAGCTGATACTAATACTGTACTTGCAAATATTTTTTTCATGCGTGTATATGAAATTGTCTTTTAAATTTTTCTGATCTTCTATAAATTTGTAAATCATCATCTGCTCTAATCCATTTAACAGATTCATCAACTTCAATTTTATCTCTAAAATAATCTTTTACCCATTTCATAATTTGTAAAGTGTGGCTTTTAGCAATTACACCAATGACCCAAATGTTTTTTCCACAATTCCATTCATTAGCTTTTAATTTTCCAGTAAGTTTATATCTGTGTTCAACTATATCATTTAAAAAAGCCCAGTTAGTATAACCTACATCTTCTGTGCCAACTCTATGTATTTGGTATTGATCTAAATTTAAAGAAGGTGTTATCATTGTAACTAATTGCTCGTAAGTAAATTTGTCATATTTAGGAAATTGTCTATACAGATGAACTATTCTATATAAGTCATTCATTATGCTGAACCCCATTTAATCTTTTGTGCAGTCTTACTTGCAAACTCCATTCCTTTATCATTAGGAAAATAAAGTTTCTGTGAGTTCTCGGCAGTTCTTCTACCAGATACTTTTTCAAAATCTGCCCAATGAGAAGTTATAATTACATTGATTGAAGATGTAGTCGCATTTTCTTCAAGAGCAAAGTTAGATATTCTTCCATCAAATAAAAGAAATGGGTCAGCTATTAATGCCTGACTATCATTTAAAAAACCTCTATAAACTTTTGCAGGTTTGTTCATATAGTTATTATTTAGCAATAAAGAAATGATTGTTAAATCTGCACCTGAGAATTTAAGTGTTAATGTATTAACTGAAACGTCAGCAGTTTCTTGTACTTCTGAACTTCCTAAAAATAATGATGAAGCTGTGTAAGTATTTCCATCAAAGGTTAAATCTTTGTAATGATCTGTGTAATAAGTTCCAGTAGATATTCCTAGATAAACAAGTTCAACTGGATTAAGTTTGTTTGTGGCTATTTCTGCAATTACTCCAGCAGTTAATGATCTTGTCATTACAGTACCTCTATTAAATCAACTTCGTATTGAAAATAGTTTTCTGTACCAATAGTAAATTCTTGAATATCTCCAGTAAGTCCAACTGTAAAATCTACATCATCATAAATGATTACTGCATTGTCAGCTACGTTTGCTCTTAATGGTGGTTCAAATGTTAATGTTCCTGCACCAGAACCATTAGATGATACATCTGCAACGCACATATAAACTTTTGCTTGTCCAGTAAATCTAAAGAAGTCTCCAGCTTTAATTACACCAGTTAAATTATTTCCCATGCCATCTATTGAGCAAGAAGTAACACCAGCACTAATAGCACCATTAACAGATATGACTGTACTAGCTGAACCTAAGGCATCATCAACAGTTGGTGGAGTGTATTGGAATGATTCCATTTGTGATCTTTGTTTCATTATAAAAGCAAGGATTGGTGCAAACTCACTTCTAGTCATAACTGGGAATCTAAGTCTTAATCTAAATTTCTGTCCATCAATTTGTCTTGCTTGTCGTCTCCCAGATGCAGTTGTAGTTACAATAGTGTTTTGATTTGTGCTTATCGCTACATCTCTAGGTGCTGGACTTGTTGGGAATGTGCCACTCATACTACGTTAGATTTTCCTTTTTGATTAGCACCCTGATTAACTAAGTTAATTATGGTTGCTCTATTATCAATTAATAATTCTTTAATACCTCTAACATCATTTGCTTGAATATTAAATGTTATATTAGTTCCAGTATTTGCCATATCGTGATTAGGTACAATAGTTCCACTTGTTGAAGGCACAAATAATTCTCTACCTCGTTCTCCAACTGTTATAGGCATACCACCTCTAACAGCACCACCTTCTGCTTCCATAGCTGGACTATAAAAATTAGGTGCATCTAATGGTACACTTCCACCACCAGCTATTAAATTAAATCCTATTCTAGCAATAGTACTTAAAAAACCACCGCCACCGCCACCGCCACTTGAAACACTAGCTTGTTTAATTTTTTCTGCTGTAATTTGTTTTTCTAAAGTTAATTGTGCAAATAACTGTGTTGTTTTAGCTTTTTCTAAAATTAAAGATAATGTTTCTCTAGCTATTAACTCTAATGCTTGTCTTAAAATAGAAACTAAAAAGCTTTGTGCAATACTTCTAAAAGTATCTGATAATTGTTTTCCAAGAACTATTGATTCAGCTATTCCTTGAGAGAATGATTTTATTCCTTCATTTAATCCATCAGTAATAATTTTAGTTATTCCTTCTGTCGTTCTATATTGATCGTTTAATTCTTTTAATTTAGTTTGATTTGTAGTTTGTATTCCCTCAATTACTTTACCAACATCTATTGCTGATTTTTTTGCTTGTTCACTAGTTTTAGTTAATCCGTCCATAAAATCTAATGGAACTTGATTTAATTCTTTTATAATTTCTTTTGTTTCCTCAAGTGCTTTATTTGTTAGGTATATACCACTAACCACACCAGCTAATGTTGAAAGAAATAAAATTATTGGACTTTTTTTAGTTATTGCGTCTAATGCTAATATTGCAAGACCTAATTGCTTAAATGCTGTAATTACTTCTGTTATAAATATAACAACTTTTAATGCTATAAAAGCTATAAAGAAATTTAAAACTACTTGGAAGTTATCTTTAACAAAGACTATTGCATCACTTAATTTTAATATTGCAACAGCTAATACCTCTCCTATTTCTCTACCAAATTTGTTTATTGCATCTCTATTATTTAGGAAGAATAATTCTAACTGACCAAGTTCTCTTGTTAATGTATCAAAAAAACCTTGTGCAATAGTAATTTGTAATTCTTTAAATATATTGTCTAAAGATATTAAAGTTCCATTTAAACCTTTTTTTAAATTTTCATTTGCTTTACCAAAAGCCCCAGTAGCACCAAATACTTTTTCAAATAAAGCTGGTAGGTTTCCTATTGAAGTATCTGCAAATTTTCCAAAGCCATCAATGCTTCTAATTCCTCTATCATTAAATAGTCTTGCAGAATCTATACCTTTTAAAAATGCTTTTGCTAATTGATCTGCTGAATCTGTAAATGATATTCCAAATCTTGCTGAAGCATTACTAGCTATTTCTAAATTTCTTGCTAACTCCTCAGGAGATTTAGATACTGATAATAAATCGTTAGAAGCTTGTAATACATCTAATAAAGGTATCTTTGCTTTTATTGCAAAATTTCTTAACTGGTCAAAAGCTTGACCGCCACCATAACCAGCTTTAGCTAATTCATCTAATCTTATTCTAACTGAATTTGTTTGTTTACCAATATCAACTAAAGACTTAAAAGCTACACCAGCACCTAAACCTATTAAGGCATTTTTAACATTGAATATTGAACTTCTAACTTGTGAAAATGCTTTAGAAGCATTGTCTATGACATTAAGTTTTATATTTAGTTGCTGATCTGCCATAATTTAGTTTCTCACGTTCTGCCTTCACTTTAAAGTAAGCTATCCAATAGTAAAATTCGTCTTGTGTCATACACAAGACTTCTTCCATACTAAGTTTTAATTCTTGACCCAAAGCAAGTATGGAATACAACTCAGAATCAAATCTTACTTTTTTTCAGCTTCCTCGTAAGAAACACCAGCTAACATTTCTGTTGCTACTCTAGCTATAACATTTGCATCAGCATTATTCAATAATGTTAGCTTGTCATCTAGCTTAAATATTTTATTTC